ATGCGCCAGGATCGCTGCGCGGGCGCGGGCCATGTGCGGCGCGTCGATGGCGCAAGCCGGGATATCGACGCCCCGGCTGGCGTAACCTTCTCGCGCCAGATCAAATCGAACTCCGTCGAGCCAACCATAGCCAGCCGCTCCCGCAACCTGCTCTCCCACGACGACAGGGGGCCGGCAGGCTGCAATGAGCCGATGAAAGTGCGGCCACAAGTGCCTTGGATCATTAACCCCGGCGCCTTTTCCCGCGACCGAGAACGGCTGACACGGACAGCTTCCGGTCCAGATGGGCTTGTCGTCAGGCCATCCAGCAAGTCTAGCTGCAACTGACCACAGCCCACCGCCCGCGAAGAAGTGCGCTTGGGTGTAATGGGCGACATCGCGCCAATGCACGTCAACGATGCTTCGCCGGTCCACATCGCCATCAGCTATCACTCCGTCTTTAATCAAGCATTCCAAAACATGCGCGGCGTAAGGCTCAATCTCATTGTAGTAAGCCGCCATCACATCACCGTCGCCTCAAAATAAAAGACCGGGGGCGGAACAGCGCCGCCACCACACGACGCGCTCAACGCCCCCGGCAAGTTCCCGCGCGAGTTTGGGAGGAGACACCAGCGCGGAACCACAAAACAGACGGCGACGGGACGAAGGGCAAACGCCCCGCCGCCTTTCACGCCTTGCGCACTTCGTCGTCACTACTGACGCTCGGCGTAAACTCAACACAACACGCTACGTTACGAAGCGCGTAAATCAGACAGCCGCCGCTTCATTCGGCGGGTATATGTCGGGGCGCAACTCATGCCTCGGGACGCCTGTAATGCGCTCCACGCTCAAAACGTGTTTGACAGGGACGCGATCCCATTGCGCTATCGCCTGCGGCGTAACGCCGATTTGGCGGGCAAGGTGGCTAGGGCGTATCGCCTTGAAGGCTTTCTCAAGCGCCGCTTTATCGTATAAATTATCGCTCATTAGTATTGCTTAAGAGATACTTTACCGGTTGTCAAGCGGCTCTTTATTGCATTTATTAAAGGCGATCTTTATATGAGAAGCATGAACATGACCGATCGCATCAAAGCCGTTATAGGCTCCATGTCGCAGGCCGACTTTGGCGAAAGCCTTGGCGTGACCGCGCAAGCCGTCAACGGATGGCTAAAAGGCAAGTCAAAGCCTTCCCAACAAACGCTCGCGCGTATGGCGTCCTTGTATAAAGTTGACTTGAATTGGCTAATCAACGGAGAAGACGCCGCTCCACACACGACAGCTTTTGTCGCCTCTAAGGTTGAAACGCCGCTCGGAGCGCGCGATCTTCCCGTCTTTGCCGCCGTTGAAGGCGGAGAAGGCGATCTAGTCGTGTCAACAGAACCCGTCGATCTAGTCCCGCGCCCATGGTTCCTCGGAGAAGTCAAAGACGGCTTCGGCGTCATCGTGACAGGCGACTCCATGTCGCCAGCTTACGAACCAGGCGACATCGCCATCGTCAATCCGCGCCTTCCATACATGCGCGGCAAAATCCATATCTTCACAGCCGAAGGCGAAAACACGCATTTCAAGGCGTCAATCAAGCGCCTTGTGTCCGTGACGGAAACAGATTGGGTCGTCGAACAATTCAACCCCTTGAAGAAAATCAAGCTGTCAAAAACAATTTGGACAAAAGCAGCCCGCGTCGTAGGCAAATTTAATGACTAATAGTTAAGTTGTAGATTGATTAAGTTAGTAAGAAATACTGATTGCTCAATGGTGAGGTCGGAGCGAAGGGCATAGGACGCCAGCCCTAGCCGCAAACGCGACCGGGGGCGTTCCCTTGCCCTTGCGATCTTGCTTGCTCAATGGAGCCGGCCGTCGCATTAGGCCCAACAGGTGCGTTCGGCGCCCTGTCAGTTGACCGCTACTTGCGACACAGCCGTTGTGCCGGTTTCCGGGCTTCGGCCTTTCGGACTGCCCTTGGCTTGTGGAAACGCCCCGCAGTAAGCCTAATCCAACGACGCTGCCGGTTGACTCGACCGCCGCCAGATATACCCCCGCTTTAGATATGCTTGCGAGCGTATGACCGGCATATAAATGAGCCCTGAAAATAAATCAAGCATAAATTAAGTAGTGCTTGACAGTGATAAAGAGGCGCTTTAATAAAGACGCCATGTCACCCTACCTTAAAGCCGACAGCGTGATTTCAGACATGGCGAAGGTCTTGTCTGCCGTCACCGACCTTTCCGACATCAAACTTGTTCGCCAGCACCTTTCTTTGGCGGGCTTTCAAGAAGACAGCATTGACCACTACGCAGAATGCGCCGTCGTCTACGTCACGACGAAGCGCAAGCTGATGGAAGGCGTCAATCAGATGACCCCCGGATGCTCGCATGAAAATTAGTAACGCCCCGACAACGGAAGACGCCGCCAGCTTGCAGCGGACGCCGGAATGGTATGAGGCGCGGACAGGGCGCGTGACCGCCAGCCCTATTCACAAGGTCTACAAGAAGCTAAAGAGCGGCGCTTATTCGTCCGAGCGCGAAACCTACTTCTTTCAAGTCCTCGCAGAGCGCCTTACCGGCGTTCCAGCCGCCGGCTTTAAGTCTTCCGCGATGCAGCGCGGGATCGACAAGGAAGCGGAGGCCAGAGAGGCGTATCAGCGCAAGACAAACCTTCCTGTCACCGAAGCGCCTTTCGTGCGTCATCCGACCATAGAAGGCGCTGGCGCGTCACCCGATGGTTTTGTCGGTGACGAAGGTTTGATTGAGATTAAGGTTCCAAACAGCGCGACCGCCGCCAAGGTGCTTTTGAACGATTATCTTGATCCAGACTACGAAGCGCAGATGCAATGGCAAATGGCTTGCACCGGGCGCTTGTGGTGCGACTACGCGGTTTACGACGACCGTATGCCAGAAAACCTTCGCCTTTACGTCAGGCGTATCAATCGAGACGACGCATTGATTAGCGAGGTTGAGAGGGAAGTTCGCAAGTTCCTTGCGGAGATTGAAGCGGCTGTCGCGGTCTTGAACAAGAAATATGCAGCTTAACAGGAGAGCATAATGAAACTACCTAAACCCGGCGAAGGCGGAACATACGAGAACCCGCCGCCTGGCACTTATGTCGGCATTTGCATCGGCTTTTTGGACCTTGGCACACATGCGCGTGAATACAAGGGTGAGCGCAAAATCGGTCACGAAGTCAGGATCACTTGGGAACTGATTGACGAACTTATGTCAGACGGAAGGCCGTTTGTTGTAAGCAAATATTTTCGATGGTCGATGCACGAAAAATCAAATTTGCGCAAGGACTTGGAGTCATGGCGCGGAAAAGCGTTCGAGGCAAAAGATTTCGAAGGCGATACGGCTTTCAACACGCGCAAGTTGTTAGGCCAGCCAGCGATGATTGGAATTGTCGAATACACAAAGGCCAATGGCGAAAAATCAACAAAGGTGGACAGCGTGTCAAAGCCTTTGAAGGGTTTGACGCCGGCTAAACCTGTCAATCCGCTTGTCTATTTTAGCCTTGACCCAGAGGACTTTGATCAAGCGACGTATGACGGTTTGAGCGACGGATTGAAGGATATGATTTCAAAGTCGCCCGAATACGTCGCCTTGCATAAAGGGGCAACCACGCAATCAGCGTCGGCGCATAATGGTTTGAATGCTGGTTTTGATCCAGACGACCAAATTCCGTTTTAGGCAGGGCTGGGAAGCGCATGGTCAGGAGAGGTAAGGCGCGACGCGGCAGGACAGGTTGGGACGGGTTCGGTTGGGCGGGGCGTGGCAAAGAATGGAGAGGCGCGGCGCGGCAGGACTGGAAAGGCGAGGCAAGGACGCGCGGGGCATGGAAAGCATAGGCACGGCAGGCAAGGACTACTTGTCTATTTAACATAGAAAGGGCTTACAAATGGCCGTTAAAAAAACAGAAACAGAAATCTCAATTCAAGAGATACATACGAAGCGCGTAACAGCGCACATCATCGGCAAGACGCCGCTGATCATGAACCGTTTCAGCGAAAAGGCGCGGCAGGAAATGCTTCTGCCTGCGCCCAAAAAGAACCGCGCTGAAAAGGCCACGTCGCTCAAGCATGATCCTGTCGCGGAGTATCGCGGCGGCTTGTATATGTGCCGCGAGAAGGACGCGCCGACCGCTATTCACCTTCCGACAAACGCTTTTCATAAGGCAGTCGGGCAGGCGGCGATTGACGTTCCCGGTCAAGCCAAAAGCGTCATGTTGCGCCTGACAAGCGTTGTCAGCCCGACCGTGCATCTGTACGGCAACCCGGCTTTGTTTTGCCGCATGGTGCGCTCGGGCGGCATGAACGCTGTGCCTGACATTCGGACGCGGCCTATCTTCGCAGAGTGGGCTTGCGTTCTGGACTTTGAAATGGTCGCGGGGCTTGTGACCGAAACGCAGGTTATGACGTTGCTCGGCGCGGCAGGCTTGTTTGTCGGCATTGGCGATTGGCGACCGCAGAAGGGCGGCGCGTATGGGCGTTATGTTGTGACGGCGCCGGATGATCCTGACTTCAAGCGCATTGTTGAGGGGCAGGGTCGCGAGTCGCAGTTGGCTGAAATTGCGAGCCCGCATTACCACGACGACGAAACGGAAGAATTGTTGACCTGGTATTTTGACGAGGCAAGCCGGCGTGAAATGACGCCGACGCTTCCGGGTCATTTCAGGGTTGCAGCGGAGTAACGTGTGACATGAGCCGCGTCGGGAAACTGGCGCGGCTTTCGCGGCAGGAGCGGCTAGGCAAGGACGCGCGGGGCGGGGCATGGCCTGGCGAGGATGAGCGCGGCAGGCAAGGACGGGCGTGGTGTTGTTAGGACGCGACTGGCGAGGCGAGGCATGGCGAGGAAGGGAAAGGCAGGCGTGGTGTCGCAAGCATCTGTGAGGCGTGGCGGCGTTTGGTAAGGCAGGATGGGTTGGGATAGGCGTGGACGGGCAAGGAATGGCCCGGACGGGCGTGGCAAGGCAGGTGGGGCAGGGCGTGGACAGGAAAGGTAGTGTTGGGAACGGACCGGACGGGCATGGCACGGCAGGATCGGGCCGGCGGTGACGGGTACGGCAAGGTGTGTCAGGGCGCGGCAGGCACATTATTACGGAGAACGTAAATGATAAAACAATCAACGAAGCGCGAACTTATCAAGCAAGCCATCATCGAACTAGCCGACGCAAACGGTCACATTGACAATCCCGCCGTGTTTGAGGCGGCTCGTAGCACAAACAGCATTCTGCACGACGAGTTTGAATGGGATGGTGAAGCCGCCATTCTGGAGTTGGGCTTACAGCGCGCCGCCGACTTGATCCGCGTGATTAAGGTTGAGGTCGTTGTGGACTCGCACAAGATCGTCACGCCGTATTACGTCAATCATCCGTCCGACAGCAAACAGGGCGTTTATGTGCCTGTCATGTCTGTGAAGGACGACACGACGATCAAAAGCGGCATCCTCATTAACGAGGTCAGCCGGATTGAGTCAGCCATCAAGCGCGCCCGGTCTATCGCTGGCGTCCTTAATCTGGACGCTGAATTTGAACGCATGTTGGCGTCAATCAATGTCATTCGCGAGCGCATACAGGAGCCCGCGTAACACAAGGATCACCCCATGATTAATTTACTTATCATCCCCACCTTCATCCTCGCCATACTGGCTATTTACGCGGCGGCGGAGGAAGCCGTCGAACGCCGCGCTGGCCTGCGCAAGTCGCCTGAAAAGGTTCAGCTACAACGCGAATGGGAAGATTACGTCCTGAACGAATGGCTTTACGGCAATCAGCGCGCCGACGACTACTACGCCAAGCCAGCGAACCGCATTCGGCTTTGGCTCGCTAACAAGATCATGCCGTGACTAAAGCCGCCATCGCCGCCAGCCTTGTTGATGTCAGGAACATCGCAGCGCATAAGTGCGTCAGGCTGGAGATACACGTTCCGGCGGAACAGGCGGGCCAAGTGCTTAAAGCATTCGGCTGGCCTACCGCTGTAGACCCTGTGCCTGTCGCCATCGCGAGGCTTAATCATGCGCCGGCGCAGCAGGAACAGGATGAAGAACCGCCTGCGCGTCGTCCGTTTGACACGCTACCGGCGACCACGCGCGCCGCCATGCTTTGCGATCAATCGTCGTTCCAAGTTTTTCTCAAGGTCAAGACGAAAGACGAAGCGGCCGCCAAGCTACGCGCGCATTGCGGCGTAAAGAGCCGCAGCGAGTTCAACACGGACGATACCGCCCGCATGAAGTTTGAAATGGTTGAGCGCGAGTTCGACCGCTGGCGCAAAGAGAAGCATTTTTGAGCAGACGCGAGTTTACCAAAGCAATCAAGGTAGCTGTGGTGAAGCGCGCGATGCGAAACGGAAACGTCTACTGCGAGGGGTGCGGCGCGCTCGCGAAGAAATGGGAAATAGACCATGTTCGAGCCAATGGGCTTCTGGGAGACTCTACTCTGGATAATGCTCGCCTTTTGTGCCGGCCTTGTCATGTCTCCAAAACGGCAGCCGATGTGGCGATCATCGCCAAAGCCAAGCGCTGTGAAGCAAGAAATCTCGGAGTCAGAAAGAAGCCCACGCTGAAATCGCGCGGGTTCGAGACTGCCGACAAGGAGCGCGCCATAGACAAAAGCGCCCTGCCGACCCTGCCGCCCCGGAGGCTATACAAGTGACTATCTATTTGACGGATAAAGAGATTGCCAAAGAACTTGGCATGGAATCCCGGAAATGGGAGTCTGTCATCGCCCCCGCTTTGGAGAGGGAAGGGCTCCCGCGCCGCGACGCCTTGTTTGACGATAGGCGATGCTGGCCTGCGGTGCTGGAGTTTTTAATGAAACGGGCGGGGTGCGCAAAGAACCACATACCAGGAGTCAAAAACGATGGTTTCAAAAGGGCAGAAACAAGCCCCCGAAATACGCGGGCTGAAAAGGCGAATGAATGCGAACGGCGAGGCGCGACTGTATTGGACTTGCAGCGAGCGCGCCGCGAAGTTGGGTTACGATCCGAAGACGGTAGCGGTTCACCAGACTGACCCCCAAGCAATCAAATCCTATTGCGGCATTCTCGAAGGTCAAATGCTTCTCTGGATCGCCCGCAAGGAAGGATCGGCGGTCGCCTTACCGGAAGCGATAACCGTCTCGTATCTTGTCAATCTGTTCATGGACGCGCCGTCCAGTAAATTTCAGCGCGTCAAATGGAAAACACGCGAAGATTACACAAATTTGCTGATGCGGATTGATCGTTCAATCGGTCATGTCCGCGTTGCCGACATAACCATGGACGTAGCCCAAAGCTGGTATGACAACGTGCGCTGGCCGGAAGGCAGGGGCCATGGCAAGCCGGATCATGTGACGATGGCGCGGTCGGTTATGGCTATGATCCGCCGTATAGTCAAGTTCGGGTTTGCCAACAAGCAGATACCTGAATGCGCGCAAGCATCGGCCGCCCTGGCTGAAATAGCCGTGGAGACGCCGCAGCCGCGCGAGCAATACCTGACCTATGAGGACGTGCTGGCCGTCATTGAGAAGGCGCTGGAGACAGGCAAGCTATCTATCGCCTTGGGAACCGCCCTACAGTTTGAGGGGCTATTCCGCCAGAAGGACGTGATTGGGGAATGGGAGCCCATTGAGGGCGAAGCCAGAAGCCCCTACGTCTTGAACGGCCGGCAATGGGTCAACGGCCTGACATGGGACATGATTGGCTCTGGCGTCTTCCAGAAGAAGACGGTCAAGCGCGGGAAGAAAGTCTCGCACGACGTTTCCGAATACCCGCTGGCAAGCCGGATCATTGCAATGATCCCCGACGAGCAGAAGCGCTTTGGCGCCGTCATCATCGACGAGCGGACGGGGCGTCCGTATGCCCGATGGGCTTATGGGAAGATATGGCAGGAGGTCGCCAGAGAGGCGGGGCTACCGGAGGGAGTCTGGAATATGGACAGCCGGGCGGGGGGAATATCCGAGGCGTTGGCTGCGCAGACAAGCCTGTCGGACGTTCAAAAGGTTGCCGGCCACGCCGATCCTCGCATGACGACAAGGTATGAAAGGTGGACCGGGCTTGACCAAGCCAAACGGGCGGCTAAAGCACGGGTGGCCTTTAGGGGCGGCGGTACCAACTTAACGCCCAAGAACGGGTCAAGAACATAACATTACCAAATCCGGGAACGCCGGGAACGTCTTGACTTAAATCAAATTTGACGACGCGCAAGTTATTGAATTTTCTAGGGGTTGGTGCCGACTGAGGGATTCGAACCCCCGACCTACTGATTACAAATTGTCAGTAAGTCATTGAAATGCTTGCGCGTCGTTCCTGTAAAATTAGGAGCAAAATGGACGGGGTAGTTAAATATCAACGGGCTAAGGTTCCGCCTGCCAAGTCTCCGCTTATCAAGAACGGGGCGCACCCGTTCGTTCGGTGGGTATGGGAGGAAATCAACCGCCAGAAGTGCAGCCAGTTTGACGTGGAAAAGCGATCCGGCGTGTCGGCGTCGGCAATGCGCAAGTGGCGGCTTGTCAATCGCAATCCCCGGATCACGGAACTGGAGGCCGTCATAAACGCCTTGGGCTACAAGCTGGTGATTAAGGTTGATAACGATTAGCGTTGTTCACGACTGCGGAACGGCATGACGGGTTCGCTGTCTTTCTTCCATTCCATAAGGACGGAATAATGATTGTGCGGCGGGCCGCAGCATTTCGACTTAGCCATTTATGGCTCCTTTCAATGGGAGCCTTGAACCGCAGCTCAGTGTTCTGTATACTTATAAACGCGTTTACTGGCGGACTCTGCCTACCCTCGGGCTTATCGAGACCTTTCCGTTTGGGGGAAACCGCAAAATTCCGGCTCGCGCATGGTGTCTCACCACCATGTTGGCGAGCCGGCAGAATATCGCTCCGACGATGATTAAAAATCAAAAAGCCCCGCATGGCGGGGCTTTGGACTTATCTGCTGTTGGATAAATAGATTGCATTAGCTGCCAATCGGCTCGTGAGTTGTGTCTTCAGGATCGTAGACCCCAGATGTAACAGGCGCGATTGACGCCGCAAATTCTTCGATTTTTGCAGTCGAGAGAACTTCAAACATGGACTGGACGTTTTGCAACCGAGCCGAGGCTTCCCTACGAGCTTGATCGCGCGCAGAGCGTGTTGTGTCATAGGGCTGCTGGAATGAAGCCGTGAGGCGCATAAAAGTCATGTCGTCACCCTTCTTTCCATGTAGCGGACACTCTTAATCGGTTCCGCGTAGGCATTTGCCACATCAGCTATAATCGGCGCGACAAACCATTTTAAGGGGTAAGTAATGCTTACAGGTTATGGCCGGCGCT